GTTGAAACGGATTTCAAACGAAATCGCGCTGTCATCCGTGGATGCGCCCGACCACTCTTGAATGTTGCAGATCGTACACGGAACAGTAAGGGACTTGGAGGTCGAACCCTCCGTCCATTCCAGTTTGAAAGACGATTCGCGGTCTGCGCCGAGGGAATATTTCTTTCCGAAAATATAGTCCTGTGCCGCATCACCAACGATGCGCCGACCAGTAAGCGTAAAGGTCGGGGCGAGTCCGGTTACATGGTTGGTGGCAAAACCATCGTCTGCCATGAAGAAATACTGTCCAACCACCTCGTTGAGTGCTTCGGAAACGTTGTCGATACCCGCATCGAGGGACGCATAAGTCCAAGTATTGGAACTTACCGCAGTACCGATGCTTGCCGACAATCCGTAAATGGTGAACAAATCAGCCATTGATTGTTATTCCTTTCTGTTTGATGAATGCTCGGACGCGAAACGCCGAGCCGTAGAGGTATTCATTGTCTTCTCTCCCGATGTAGTTCGGGAAAGAATCCGTCCGAATGTCAACGATTTGGAAATCATCGTTTTTCGGATATTGTTTCGTTTGTGTGAGGGATTGATGAATAAGGTTCAGCGTGTCGCAGACGGTCTGCTGTGATTCGTGCTTGCCGTTCAGAACGATTGACAGCCCGATTTCGATGCCCTTATCCAAATAGGTAGTGTCTGTTGCGCCTGTGGTGATTTGCGCCGCAATGCCGTTGTGAGGCGGCATAGCACCGATAACAGGCGTGGCGTACAGATTGAGTTCGGACAGCATATCCATGAATGCGTCAAACACTTGTGTAATAGCGTTCATAGTGATGTGCTCATTCCTTTCTCTATAATCTTTTGCCAATCACCGCCGAAGCGGTCAGCCGCTTTTTGACACCATTGCAACGATGCGTTAGGGTTTACGTCTGTACTTACACGTCCTCCGGTATAGTAGACACGTTTGGCATAGGGTGTTTTGTATATTACACGCAGAGCGGAATCACTACCAAGTAGGAAATGTCCCAGTTCTGTTCTGCCCGATGCTTTTAACACGCCTTGGTCTTGACGCACAAAGTAGTTGCAATCGGTCAATATCTGTTCTCTTGCGGCAAAAAGCCCTTTTTCAAAGGCGTTTTTGATTTTGTCGGGTTTTGTAGGTATGAAAATAAACCCGCTCATATGCAACCAACCTCATAATGGTCGAGTTTACAGAACTCGTCCCAAATCGGTTCGACCGCCGCAACCGTCATTTCGTCTGCGCCGAATGTCACTTTCATTTGGTGACCCGCCGCTTCGGATTGATGTTGCAACGCTACAAGAGAAAGGAACGGATTTGAATACGCAGAATCAATGAAAATGATTGCTTTCATCGAAACTTCTGTATTGTCCTTTGTCCTTGCTACTTCGTGCGTTGGTTGGACATTTACTCCCGAAATGGTGTAATCCGTCCATGTCACCGCCGACCATCTGTCAATGCCTGTCGCAACATGAAATGTAACTGTCATGCCGTAGATGTGCTTGGGTGGTTTTCTCACCAAATCCACGCCCCTTTTACCGGAATCCCTCGATACAGTAGTCCCGACATTTCAAGGATTGAAATCGCGGCGGGACATACCATTGCCCTCACGCCCTTGTAAGCCGCGCCGTTCTCAACACGAACTTTGCCAAGGGTGTAGGAACTTGCCGCCGACCCAGTAACCGCAGTAGTCAAACCAACCTCGGAATAATAATCAATTTGGTAACAGATTGCCGCCTTGTATGCGTCTTGCGCATCGGCGGGGAGGGTGGAAACATCCACCCTCCTTACCACAGTATTGATAATATCTTCGGCTCGTTTCTCGTATCGCGGAAAGTCCGATGCGGCAACGGCATCACCAAGGAAAACCGAGGTGTAATATTCATACGTTACCGCCGACATATCGAACCCCTATTACGCCGTGTAGACGCAGTAAACGCCCGCCTTGCGGTTGTTGAGGATTGCCGCGCCATAGTAGAAACGCTCATAGTAAAGGTACTTGCCCTTACTCTGTGCGCTCGGTGCGGAAATCATGGAGGTTTCGTACACGATAGGCGTGACAACCGCCTCGGTGTCAACGAACAGCATATTGATCTGCTTCGCGGTCTGCGAGGCAACGAATCCGGTCGTGAAATCATATGCCGTTTTCATGAGGTCAGACGGCACTTCGACAATGCGAACGCCATCCAGTTTGCCGACATTGCGGTCAATGTTGCGGATGCCAGTACCCGCATCAATGAACCGAGTGATACCGGATGCTTCTTTCAGCAGTTTGAACGTTGCGGGCGTGACATAGCACACAAGGCGGTCACGATTGACACGAGCGTCAGCCATTGCCGCAAGGTAGGTGTCCCATTGCGTGAGGATGTTCGCCGCCGTGAGCGCGGTGCTGTCAGCCATAGAATTCGTAATAGCCGCAGAACCAAGCGTTGCCGCAAGGAAAGCGTCCATTTCGGCAAACTTCTGCTGTTCATTGAAAGTCTTGGTTACGTTCGCAATGGTCGCAATCTCGTTGGTTTCGACCATATCCATCTGGTCAATGAGCGTATCCCACTCACGATCCATTTGGCAAGCAAAGGTCTGCCATGCGTTGTCCCAGTTACGGTTAAACGTGCCAGTAATCTGGTCACGGTTGACAGCGTGTGCGCCAGAAACCGTCATGGACGGAATCATGACATTCTTGCCAGAGATCGGGCGGTACTTGCTTGCGTTCTCGTTGTTATAAATATCCGCAAAATACAGATAGTACGGATATGCGTTTGCGAGTTCTCTCGCATACTGACTTGCGTAGTTAACGTTAGCCATGCTTTGTTATTCCTTTCGATTGTTGTTGAATTTTGTGCCGTAACCCCATGCGTCCCAGAACGAATTGCCCTTTTCACCAGTAGGCTGTGAACCTTTCGTCTGTTCGCCAAACTGCGGGGTCTTCGGCTGTTCTTCACTCTTTGCTTCGGTGAAGAATTCCGCATAGTCTTTGCGGATTGCATCAAGCTGTTCCTTGATGGGTTTGCTGTGGTCGAGTTTGTCATACACGGCATCGAAAAACTTGGGTTTGACATCCGCATATTCGGACGAGGTTCTTGCGTTCGTCCGTGTCTTGTAGTTGTCGAAATCCGTCTGCAATGCCTTGTATTCTTCGCTCTGCTTCGGGTCGGGTGCGGTGAAATCCTTTCGCGCCGCTTCTACTGCCGCTTCTTTGTCTGCCGCCGCCTGTGCCTTGGAAACATATCCATCGTCAAGTGCCGAGCCGTACAGGGCAAAGATGCGTTCTTGCTTTTCCTCAACGGAAAGTGCTTCGTTTGCGAGGATTTTCCCAACCTCGCCTCTGCTGAATTTTGCCATTTTACGTTCCTTTTTGCGGTCTAAACGTTGACCGATGCGGTTTTACGCCTCCGCTTTGGCGTATTAAAAAAAGAGGTCACGCCTCTTTCTTTCCCTTGGGTTTCGCCTTTTTCGGCGGTTCTGTTTTCGGTTTCTCTGTAAATGCCTGTCCGCAATCGGGGCAGTACCAACCGGATTGAATCTTGAAAATGTTTTTATGTTCGCACATGGTAAATCCTTTCTAAAAGTCGGGGCGGGGAAGAAAAGGAGGAAGAAAACCCCGCCCCATGATGGAGGTTCTATGGCAATTATCTGTTCATTTCCTCGATTGCGTGGAGTGCAATCGCAAAATCGTCTTTGATAACATCGTCTATCTGCGTAGACTTTTGAATATCCGTATCATTATCGGGTCGCATAGTTTTTCACCTTTCACGAATGACGCGAAACTTTCCGCAATGTATTCGCCCTCGTCATAACCCGCATACCCCGATATTCTGTCTGCGAATTGCGGCATATTCGCTTTTGCAACCGCCCATTCGGGATGCCGTTTTACTCCTTTTTCAAGGGCGTGTCCAAATTCATGCGTTAATGCTTCTTGAATGTTTGTCGGAACAGTTGCTCTGCCGCTTGATTTTGAACGTTCAATTACCGCCCTTACAGATGGGCGCAATTTTGAAAAATCGTATCGTTCGGGGTGTTCAAGCAGATTCCGTATTGCGTCCGATTCTGCTCTGAACATTTCGTCTGCTTTGCTGACGGATGACATTGATTTCCTGTTCAAAAGGAAACTGTGGCGCACAGGGACATAACCCGCCGTTGCGGAATCACCCAACGCCATGCCGAGTTTTGTATTGCCCTTTGGTGCTTGAATACCGCCGAAAGGGTCAACCCGATATTCGGAATATAAACCACCTATTGTACGGTTGACCTCGTTTGCAACATCAAGCGAAACACCCGCATAAGAAACGCCGATTGCGCCGAATCTGTTTGAATCGCACATCTTTGCGAAATACGTTTCTGCTTCGCCTATATTTGATGCGGGTACAAATTGCGGCTTCTTCGGCTTCGGTGTAAAGTCCCTCGGCGGTTTCGGTTCGGTCGGGTTCTTCCTGTTCGACCACGAAACCTTGCTTGCTTCACTTCGGCTATATGTCGAAACTTGTGTCCTGTCCGGTCGGGGCGTTCTGCCTGTCTGTTCGCAGAATTGTTTGTAATCGGTCTGCTTCTCTTTGACTTTTGCCGCCGCCTTTTGAAACTCGGCTTTGTCACCCGCCGTAGAATACGCCGCCGCTTCGGTCTTTGCTTGTCGGATTTCTCTTTCAAGTTCCCTCTGCGTTTGGCTTTGGGTGTATTCGATTTCGTTCTGCTTTTCCTGTTCGGGTGTCAGTTCTTCGTACCTCGGA